GCCGCCGAAATGGAAAAGGACTTCGTTTAGGTCTAACCCTGACGAGACCTTGTAACAGAAAACTATCACAAAAAAACATTTAGTAACATGAAACAAGGAACTATCAACAACTACGTGAAGTTTAGTAAGAACTTTGGTGGTGTCCGCAAGTGCTACGAGGGAAAGCCTGAGATTGCCGTTGGCGGTTTCATGTGCGCACCCGAACTGTTGCCCGCATATCCTAATGCGCTGGCTGCTGGCACTCTCGTTTTCTACGACGAGAAGAAAGATGCTCGCACCATTGTTCCTCTCTACACTTTCAAGGTGAAGAGTGTTGACGCAAGTAACAACACTATCACTGTGGAGAAGTTTGAGACTGGCAGTATTGCCAAGGTTGGAATGAAACTCATTGTCGTTGGTGACGATCTCACACAGGCTGCTGACAACGTAGCCACCGTGACCGCCGTTGACTCTTCGGCTGCTGACGTTGACGTTCTGACTGTTGACAATGTTGCTGCAGACAGCACTCCTTTCGTTGCAGAGGGTGATGTTCTTGCAGAAGCCAAGTCTGACAAGAAGGTTAAGGTTATTCCCAATGGCCTGACCTACTGTGACAACCGCCTCGATCCCGATGCCTATGCCATCGACATCGATCCTGTTTACTTCTGTATTCGTCCTGTTCTGGAGCGTCGTATGCCGCCTCTGACCGCAAGTTTGAAGAAGGCATTGCGCGAGAACGGATGCTATTTCAACTTCTCACCCCGTGTGTAAACTAAAAGGAGATTAGATTATGAGAGACGTGAATCTTTATGGTATCAGCGGTCTGCATGAGTATGTGGATGCTGAGAACTTCGGTCTGATCCTCGACAACGTAAACGCCAAGTACAATGGTGCTATCTGGCGTAGGTTTGCTTCGTGGGGAGAGCCGACCGATGATCGTGAGTGGAAGCAGGGTATTAAGAAGACTCCTATTCTGGTACGTGCCAGCATCCTCGGTACTCATTCCGAGAAGCCGTTGCGCAGCACTATTGGTTGGGAGTTCTACGGAGGTACACTGCCTCAGTTGGGTCATGGTTTCAACATTACTCAGGATGATATGATTGAACTCCGCAAGAATGCGAAGTTGGCTAACCTTACCTTCGGTGAGGCTCTGACTGACAGTTTCATTCTCAATTCAGACGCAATGATTGGCGGTGTTCACAACGAACTTACCTACATGGTCATGCAGGCTATGTCAACTGGTGAAATCCATGATGTCGCCGTTGACGGTGCTCGCTATGACTTCAAGTTCCAGATTCCTGACGAGAACTTCCTTGCACCCGACAACGGTAAGGAGTGGTACATTTGGGACACCACTGGTGGTACTCCCAAGTTGATCGCCAACACCGCAGCCGATGTGATTGAGGACATTCTGGCTTTCCAGAAGTATCTCAAGGAAACCCGCAACCTTGGTGTTGACCACTGGAAGATGTCGCAAGACCTTCTGGATAAGATTTGCTTGCATCCTTCTGTAAAGGCTGCTTATCTGGCATCCAAGAACCTGAATGAGTCAAGCATTGCCAACTATAAGATCGTTCGCACCGAACTTCTGGCTTGGTTGCACAACGACATGAAGGTATGGCCGTTCCAGGTTATCGACTTCCAGTCCGCTCACGAGGAAGATGGAAAGCGCAAGGCCGATGCCCCTGCATTCGACATTCACAACATGGCTGCTGCCAGCCGAGCATACCGTCCTTTCGAGATTAAGTGCATGAACTCTATCTTGAAAGACCGTAACAAGATGGGTGCTCACAATGACAGCGTTCGCACCCACTTCGTAGAGGGTCGCATTGCCGTTCAGAATGTTTGGCAGGATCGTCCGATGCTCAACATCGTTGACTGCGAACTGTACGCTGGCCCTGTGTTCAACAACGTCCATGACTACGGTATCGCTACCGTATGGAAGGATTACGCCGGCTAATCTCTAAGTGACTTGACTATGCCTGAGATAGAAGATCAGATATACGCCACAGCGGAGGAATACATTCAGAGTATATCCCCGAATGCTAATGTCAGTGAGAGTACCGTCAAAGGTATTCTCATTGACGCAGGCATTGAGGCTGGAACTGACGCTACAAAGCTGACAGAGAAACAAAAAGACCTTGCACTCGCATATCTTCTTATCCGACTCGCTTTCAATCCCGTGACCTCTCAAAAGGTTACGGACAAAGATGGTGATTGGGAACACTCTGAGGGTAATGAGCAGTGGTCGAAGTCTCAGTTGATGCAATTTCTGATCCTCGCCCGTGACCTCCTCAAGAAATGGGACATTACCGATCCTCGCATAGAGGCTCTTGCTCCAAAATGGGGGATGAAGGGAACGGGATTCCGCAAAATCCGCAGATACCGATAAGCTATGGCCGTCAAAAACCCTCGCTTTCCCCACTACTGCCGCATTCTCCGCTATGCCGCTACCGATCCGATGGTTGACCAGCCAAAGGTTAATCCGATGGTTGACGAAGACCCAATGGTAGACGAAACGGACGTAATGACAGACGAGACAGAAACCGAAAACGCAGAACCGGAAGAGGGTGATACCACCCAAACTAATCTGCCTGAAGGTATAACTGTCCTCTATGAGGGGAAATGTAGGAGTGACAACAAAGCCGTCACGTCGGACAATGGAGAATTCAATGTTTCGTACAGAACGCTCGCATTGCCTTTGAAACAGGACGAATGGACGGAAGAGACGATACCCGCCGAGGGTGACAGGATTGAGTTACAGCGGTTCGGTTACACAGAGCAAGGAATTGTGGTAGACAAACGCCCAAGCAATTTAGGAACTCACATTCTCTGGAAGTATGCCCGGAACTAACGCCACCATAGTACACAACGCCCTTGCAGACTACCGCAAAAGGATTTTTGACGAGGTTGAGAATCGTTGCCGTAAGTTCTGCACCGACTTGTGTCAGGAGGCTATCAAAGCCAGACAGAACAATGAGGCAGCACACAACTATACTGGTAACTTGATTAACTCTATAGTTGTCTGCCTTTACAGGGACAGAGAACCTATTAATGCTTACTACGCAGCACAGTACGTGCCGAAAGCCATTCAGGTTAAGATGCGGCTCCGGAAGAGGAAGCATTATCGTTTCAATCCCGACTACGACGGCTCAAATAGCCATTACCTGCCAGAGGTTCAGACCAATGGCGGTTGGGGAGAAGACGATGCCCGCAACTTCTTTCAGAACTATGTCCCACAAGGACGCAACCTGTTTGATATCGTGGTTGCCTATCCCGTTGAATACGGAAAATGGGTTGAAGCGAAACGTGCAAGCACTGGCATACTGCAAGCCTACTCACACGCGGATTCTGTTGGAGTAACCTACTTGAAACTGATAAGGAAATAACGGATATGGCAAAGAAGAAAGCATTGCTTTTCATCATTTACGACGAACTTGTTGATGCCGTAAAGGGAATCGCCGAGAAGACAAGTCTTGGTCGCCCTGAACCAGTTGGCAAGGACGTTGTAAGTTTCATCGAAATTGATATACCCACTGAGATACGTGGGCGAATTAAGGGCAAGTTCGATATCTCTGTTGACTGCATTGCCACTTTTTCCATACACGTTAAGGCTAAGACTGATCGCACGCTGAATATTGGCAATCAGAGCGACCTAACCCAGAAAGTCTTGGACGTTTTTCCCATCAATGGAAAGTATATCGTTGCCAAAGAGCCAACGGTTCTGATGCAAGGTTATGACGAGACAGGCTATCAGGTCACGCAAGTCTCTTTTAGGCTGAGAACACGTTTCAATGCCAGAGACTTATAGTAGAATATTATTCACTTTATATACAATACGACTATGGGAACTGTAACAAAAAAGATTCAGATGCAGGATGATGTCTTTGAGGGCATATCTTGTGTGTTTGCAGTGAACGGCGGTATTACTTTCAGTACCAATTCCGCTAACCTGTCTGACGCAAACCTTCAGGAGTTCCCCGTTTCCGAAGATTCGGGTTTCAACTTCGACACGGGTCAGCCGACGATCGAGCATTTCAAGGTTAAGGGCTTGAATGCCGATTGGGTGAACACGTTCACACCCGGTGATGGTCAGATTACTCTGGAGATCCCCTGTAACAACACGAACATCATGGAAATGGTGTATGGTGAAAGCGGTACGAATGTTACCGTTACGCTGCCCTCTGCAGCAACCGCCAAGACTGTTGGAACGGGCAAAGCATTCGCTTCTCCCCAGAAGGCTGTCTATCTCGGTCTGCTCATTCTGAACGACACTGAGGACAAACTTTTGTTCATCAAGAAGGCGAAGTTCATGGCTCAGACCATCTTCGACGGCTCGAACAAGCCTCTGTGCGTTGTTCTCACTGGTGCTATTGCATCTGCCGATGCTCACAGCTTCGGCATCCTGTCTCTGGCATCAGGTTCTTAATGGGAAACTACCCATTTATATACCCAAGGGCAGTGGCGGTCTTTATGCTGCCACTGCCCTTAACCATTACAAACTATTAGAGCAAAAAGTTTATGGAAGAGAATAAAGAGCAAAAGATTGAACAGCCGTCAGTTGATGCGCAGCAGGTCTATTTGTCGATGATTAGTAACGACGCTGACGAGGTTGAGATACTCCGCACCAAAAAGAAATACAAGGTGAGGTGGTTGAAGAACGGCCAGTTGGAGAAACTTTCCCGTCTGTTGCTGCACAAGAAAAGTATTGACGATGACAAGACTACAGGCAACGAAGTTCTTGATGCCATTCTTGAAGACAACAGGCTTGCTTGCAAGGCTGCTGCCATCATCGTCTTAAACGGCTACTGGAAACTCTTTTTCCGTTACTGGCTGTTGTGGCGTTGGTTCTACTTTATCAGGCAGTACGACAATATACAGCTTCATCCGATCCTCGAAGTCGGCAAAAAAAAAGTTCCGCTGAATCAGTTCTACGCAACTATCATGTCACTGACAGAGGCAAAGGATTCGCTGATGAGAATGAGAGCAAAGGAAGTCGAAACTACCCTTCAAGGACTAAGTTTGGCAGCGCTTTCTCAGACCGAAAACAAAGACAGTGGCTCGTAATGCCACGTTATTTCTTCTTCGGTCTCTGGCGAGTACCAATGTACGAATGGTATTGGGGTCATACTATTGCTCAGATAGAACTGATAGACATTGACCAGCCTCTGACAGTTTACAAGAATCAAGACCGTAACGGAGGATTGAAGCCTGGTGACAAAGGCTATAAGCCAGACAAGAACAAACTTGATGCCGCAGTAAAGAAGTGGCAGAAACGCAAGGCAGAGAGAGAAAAGAGGGGATTCAAACTTGACCAGTTCCTCAGAACAGGCGAGAAAGTTCCCGTGAACAATGATACACAACAAACTTAAACAGACAAAGATTATGGCCGATTTAAACCCGCTCAAGTTTCAGGTTGCTATACAGGACGAAGCGACTAAGAAGTTAAATGATATCGAGAAAGAGTTTGATAAACTCAAAGATAAGACTATTAGCGTTTCCGTTAATGGTCTTGACGATTTGCGCAGTCTTCTTACCCTGCTCCAGCACAGACAGGTACAGAACATCGGCAAGGAGGTTGCCTCTGGTATCAACGAAGCTACAAAGAGTTTGCAGGAGCAGGCTCAGAAGGCTATCCGTGATTCTCTCGGAAAGTTAGCTGAAGACCTCACTCTTATCAAACATGCGATCCAGCATGACAACTTCACTGCATTCTCCACTCGTATCACTAAGTGTGCTGAAGCTGTGAATACGCTTGACGAAGCCTTCAAGAAGTTCCACGTCACCATTGGTAAAGACGAGGGTATGCGTAACTTTATGACAGGCTTGGGTGAGGTTATCCGAAACGTCCGTAGCACTATGGGTATGATCAATGGTGGCTTGGGTAGTAACGCCAATGTCACACCAGATGCTTTGTCTCGCAGTATAAAGGTTGCACAGCATGAAACGGAACGTCTCAATAATAATCTTGTTCGCGCCCAACGAACAATAGAAACTTTTGGTGATAAAGGTTTCAACGTTGCGGCCTTGGAGAGATATAAAACGGCTCTCATTGACGTGCGTGAGAATCTTAGACTGATTGAGAAGAATGGTGGTGCTCATCCTATTTCAGGAATGACAGCATCACAATACCTTTCAAGTGAAGACGCAAGCCGTGTCGTTACATTACTGAGGACAGAACTGAGTTATTACCAGAACATCGGTAAGGAGTTGGAAAGAATCGCCAGTATTCGCTCGTTGCTAAACTCTACGCTGACTTCGAATCCCAACACCTCATATCGTAGTGACATCGAACATGCCATTGTCGGTTTGGATCTTAGAGAAGGATTGTTGGGAAGACAGACTACACGGGATTCAATGCAAACTTTGAACAGCAATGAATACCGTCAGCAGATTCAGGAAGCCGTCAGTCTTATTAGCAAAGTTTCCGAAGAGAGCCGCAAGTCCGAAAAAGACAACGCCCATCTGGTAGAGAGTATGCGTAAGGCTGGCATTGCCGTTTCCGACTTAGCCGCAAAGTTTGACAAGTTGGAAATTGCGAAGATTCGCGCCAATGCCGTCAAAGCCCATGTTGATACTTCTGCCTATGACCGTGCTGTTGAAAGAATGGAGCGTTACAAGCGTGTTCTTGAGTATATTGCTCAGAACGGCGGGCATGACGCAGGAAGAATCTTACAGAGTGTGGGTTATCGCAATGCAAGTAACGACCTAAATATTCAAGCAGCCGCCTTGAAGACTTTGACGGCAGATTATAACAGGGCATCTGTTTCGGCTCAACAGTTGGCAGAGCAGGAGCGTCAACTTGCTATGGCATTCCGAACCAGCACTCAGGAGGCAAAGGGTCAGAGCCAGATATTGGGCGACCTGAAATCTCTGGCTACTCAGTACCTTGGTGTGTGGGGTGGTCAGCAGTTCCTCAACAACATTATCAAGATTGGTGGTCAGTTGGAGAGTCAGCGTTTGAGTCTGACTGCAATCTTGGGTCAGCGTAGTTATGCCAACGAACTTTTTGCAAATATACAGAATTTGGCGTTGAAGTCACCGTTTGGTGTGGTTCAGCTTGACCAGTATTCGAAGAACCTCAGTGCCTTTGGATTCCAGTACAACGAATTGTTTGACATGACGAAGCGTTTGGCAGATATCGCCGCTGGTACTGGAACTGACTTCGGACGTTTGGCACTTGCCTTGGGTCATGTGAGAAGTGAAATGGCTTTGACAGGTTACACCCTGCGTCAGTTCTCCATGGCCAACGTTCCGATGCTGAAGATGCTGGCTGAGAATATCGGTGTCACCACCTCTGAGATCAGAAAGATGGTTCGTGAGAAGAAGATCAGCTATGAGGATGTTGAGAAAGTTCTGAAAGACCTTACGAATGAGGGCGGTATGTTCTATAACATGCAGGAGGTAATGAGTGAAGCTGTTTCGGCAAAGTTCAAGAACCTCAAGGATGCTATGGATATCATGTACGGTCAGATGGCAGAGTCTTTCGTTGGCGATATGCTGAAAGGCATTGCCGCTGCTTTGACAGAAGTGACGAAGCGTTGGCAGACATTTGGAACTGTCATAGCAAGCACGGCAGCTATTATTGGCATGTACAAACTCTATATGTATGCTGTAAATGCCGGAATCAAGGCAAATACGGCAAACATTCTTGAAAACACCATTTCCACAAAGGCTCTTACACGCGAAGAAGTCCAACACCTTGCCGTCACCAATCAGATTACCCGCGCCGAATTGGTAAACGCTGTTGCTACTGGCAAATTGTCGGCAGCACAAGCCGAACTTGCAGCAAATTACTTTGTTCTCGACATGCAGATGTTGAAGAATGTTGAGGGCATGAAGAGATACCAGTTAGCTGCAAAAGGTATTGCCGGAAGCAATATGATGGCAATGCTTACCAATCCTTGGACTGCAACACTCATTGCCGTTGAAGCCGTGATAGGCGCAGTGATGGCATACAAGTCATGGAGTGATAATATCTACGGTGATGTCAACCGTGTTCTGGAACAGGCAAAGACGGCTTCAGAAGAGATTGGTAAGTATCTGAAAGAATCCAAGAGTGACGGCAAACCGACCAATGAACGTGACCTCAGTACCGAGATTGAGCAGATGAAGACCATCCTGAAGAACTCACAACTCTATACCGAAGAGTTAGAAACTCAGGTTAATCTCGCCCCAAATCTCAGTGCTGAGTATGACGTTCTCATTGGTAAGATGAAGGAGGCAATGCAAATCTTTCGAAATCGGGCGTTAACGCTGAAACTATTGCGGAGGCTATCAAGAATACCAGTGGAGATTTTTGGGCTATTAATCCTTTGGAGAGTCTGCGTTTTTACATCAATGACGATATCAATGAAAATTCCGAGGATCTTGATGAATCACTGGCTGCATACCAGCGTATCATTACCGCAAACGACGAATACAAGGAAGCTATGGAGAATGCCATGACCACTATGATAGAATTCTACGGTCATAGCGAACTTATGAATCTTCCCCTTAGTGAGCAGATTCGTCTTCTTGCTTCTGATGAACAGGCATGGAATCAGTTTGTTAATCTCGTTGATAATGGTTCCGGAAAGTTTGTCGATGTTGCTGACAAGTTGAAAGATGCAGCAGAAGATGTCACCGACGATTGGGATGAGATCGTTAATGATGATGTGCCGAGGATGATGGAGAAACTTGCCGCATTGTTCGGTAAGACTCCAGACCAGTTCCGTGAATGGGCAAAGACGCATAACGATATTTTCCAAAGCATGTTGAACACGATGATTTCTGCTGTCAGCAAGGCTTCACCGACGATAGCAAACTATCTGAGGAAGGCTGTCTTGGGATGGCTCGAAGGAATATCAACAATAGCCTTTGGGGACAGAGTTGAAACTGAAGCCGAGAAGCAAGCCCGTTTGAAGAGAGAGGCAGCGGCTAAGAGAGCAGGTACTATCAAGGGTTACGGTCAGATCGGTTCTTATGCCATGCGCACACTTGTTGACTATGCTGCAAAGCATGGTAAGGGTGACAAGAACGGTAACGGACTCTTTGACATAGACTTTGTTGGTGAATACTTCAAGGCAGACAGTTCGACGAGTGCCGGACTTGAGGCTTTGGCAAAGGACTACAAGAAATACAAGGGTCTGGTAGAGGCAGCAAGGAAATCCGGTAACAAGGCAGAGGAAAAGCAGTATGAGCGTCGTTTCAATCAGCTTGACGTTGCTATGGACGCTTTCGGTCTTGACAAGACCAAAGGTGATAAGAAGAGTACTGACAAGGACAAAGAGGCCAAAACTTTGCGTGAGCGTGTCCGCATCCTAAAGGAAGCCGCCGACAGTTTCCAGTACTGGCGTGACAAGGTTGGTGACAAGGGTGCAGTTGCTCATGTCAATGAAGAGTTTGGTAAGCTGTTGGGTGAACAGGGCTTTGACTTCCTCGACGTTGAGAATTTCCGCAAAACTCTTACCGATCTCCGTTCCGAATATGAGAAGAAGCCGCAGTCAAAAGCAATGATTGAGGCTCTGAAAGAGTTGGATAAGGAGTTGGCAAAACTCGACCGCAAGGACTTTGAGAAAAGTTCTGAGGATTATCTGTCACGGATGAAGATTGAGTTGGAAGATCTCACTCGTTCGTGGGAGATATATAATAAGGTACGCAAAGACACTGGTGATGAAAGACTTGCTGAACAACTTTCCGGCTTCAATAGCAACTTCAGAACTGTTGCCGACGCTATGAAGGCAAAATTGGAAGAAGACCTTTCAAAGTTCAAGTTGAGTAATGCGGTTGCCTTTAACGAAAATCTTTCCGATAAAGAGATTGAGGAAAGTATTCGTAATGCCGTACCAAAAGATGGTGCTGAGTCTGCTGAAGAGTATGAGAAAAAGATTCAGAGCCTTATTGAGGCAATGAAGAAGTGGCGTGACATACAGCGTGATGTCATAAAGAGCGATCTTTCTACTTTTTCCACTCTTATAGGAAGTGCTGTTGACTTGCAGAGTGAGGTCGTTAAGATC